GTAGTAAATCCCACCACTCATTTAAGTAATATCTTCTGGAGTCTTGGACACCATCTGATATTGTTCTATTTTGCATTAGACCAGTTGTTGAATTCTTACTGACTAAATCAAAATTATTTTCAGACCTTAATGGCCCACTAAACGTCGAATTTGCCATAATTTCCTCCTACGGAAATAAGTTTTATCGTCTTGGCTTGTCTGCTAGGTCAGTCGATAAAACAAATTAATTATCCTAGTCCTTTTGATTGTATATTAAATAAAGAATAAAAAGAAGAAAAAAAAAGGGAGCTAAAAGCTCCCTTAATATCAGTAGTTGAGTAATAAACCCTACTGAAGGTTCAATTAAGCTCCTTGAGAACCATAAACTGCTCTAAAGTTAGAGTACCCAAATGAGTATCTTTCTCTAGCTTTATAACGCATGTTACCTGTATCGAAGTCGCCTTCTAATGCAGTTGACATAGGTGATCTTTCAAAATGCTTGAATCCATCAGGACAATCTGTCTTGATGAAGAAAGCATCCGTATCAGTTAAGTAGTGGTTTACTACATAACCGTCAGGGATCATACCCATGTTTCTAACAGCGTTAATGTCGTTATCAGAAGTTCCTACTCTCCCTGGGGATTGTAGAAGTCTATCTGCAACAAATTGTAGTTGAGGTGGAACGATTAGTTTCATTCCTCTCAAAGCAATAGCAAGACCTCTATCATCTGTAAACGTGCTAATGTTGATAAGCGCGTCTTCAAGTGAAGTCTCATTCAAGTCAGCCATAGTAGTTGCACGGTTAGCAAGTGAGCCACCGCCACCTAAAGGGTGGTCAGTTGCAATCAATACTTTACCGTCACCACCTGCTGTAGCGAACGCATTGTTCAATACAGCGGCTGCTTTGATTTGCTTTGTGTTTGCCATAGATCGAGCGAGTGCTTTAGTGTATCTAGCTCCCAAACGGTCATATAGATTATCCTCTACTGCCTCTTCTGTTAGAGCAAAAGCAAGTGCTACAGTTTCGTGAGTGTAACGTGAAGTATAGCCTTCGTTAGCGTTATCAAATCTAACGCCAGTGCCTTCAGCTTTTACTTCTGCATTACCAAAACCTGATATGAGAACTTCTTCTTCAAACGCTCTGTCTGATGATTCAGTATCAAATATCTCAGCATGTTCTGCTTCGTATCTGGCATATTCCAACCCAAACAGGGCGTTTAAACCAGGCTCTAGTTCTTTTGCTAATTGTGAACGATTAATAGCCATTATTTATACTCCTGTTACTGTGGTGTAGAAATGCTCATTAATGTATACGATTGCATTTACGTTAGCTGAACCTGTAGTGCTATTTGATGGATCAGTAGAGAATCCTACGATTCTGAACTGAGCAGTAGTAGCTGCTGTAGTTGAACTAATTTCAGCAGCAGACATACCAGTTTTAGTAGACCCAGAAGTGTAAGCCAACTCAACGTTGTTACCTACAGCAGTCTGCGCTAGTGAACCAGTACATTGTACTTCAAACAGAGAATCAGGGTCATCGTCAACAAATGCTACAATATCGTCGGATGCTGTAGTTGTTGGAAAGTATGATGAAAATACTACATCACCAGAACTGTTCGTAAACTTACATCCTCTGAATATTCCCAATAAAGTAGTTGCCGCGCCAGCTACTAGAATAGTACCTGTATTAAGCATCTTTACTGGATCGCCCGAAAAGATATTCCCAGTCGCGCCAGTTGCAATTTCATACTCAGTAACACCGCCATTTGCAACGCCACCGCCTTTTTTGCCTACTGAACGAAACCCGAAAGGTGCATCTTTATTAGCCATAATGATATCCTTTATTCAGTTAAAAAATGGTGATGATCGTTAATCACGATTACCACCTCCAAAAGTCACGCTTGTTTTTCTCTCTGGTCGTAAGATCGGAGAACTTGGATCAGATTCTTTCATTAAATCATTGTCAACTGCATCTTGTTGCGTTTGACTGCGAGCTTGAAAGTAGGCGTTCCTTTCGTCCCTCGTTTCATTAGGAATCTTAGCCAATAACAAACCTCCCACGGATACAACACCTGCATGCCTTCCATCGTCAAGCGTAGGAATGTCAAAATCACCTATTTCTTCGGCTTTAACAAGGTCGAAACCTTCTCTCAGCCTAGAACTAACGTTTTTTCTATCTTCCTGTCCAACAATTTCGGCTCTTATCCACCTGTATTCATAACCTTCAGGTGCAGGTGGCGTTTCCAACATTGATGGGGGTCGCCACGGTTTGCGAGCATCACTTTTAGCTCGAGTTTCGGCAGAACGCGAAGTTCTGTTTGTAGTTGATGCCTTTGCATCTGTATTTCTTTCTTTATTCATAATTTTTTTTTACCTTCTGATATGTTTTGCATATTCTTTCAGAGGCACATTTAAACGCCTCGCCATTTCAACTTCACTCTTAGTAAGTTTTACTTGCTTCTTCCTACCAGAGCTTTCACTTCGACCAGCAGGTGCAACTGTTTGTTGCATCTTACTTTTTGTCGCAGCTTCTCCACCATCGTTAAACTTATGTGGGAACTCATTGCGAATACGTTTATCAAGCTCAGAATAGTATATAGGATCGCTTGCGTCAATTCCTTCCTCATTAGTTAATATATCGTGTATTGTAAAAGCAGCAGTTGTCATTACTTTATCATCACCAAACCACTCATTTTTATTAGCCCATTCTTCTGCTTTTGGATCTACTTGTGGTTTAGGTTGTTGTTGATTAAGTTGTTGGTTTTGCGGTGCTTGTGGTGCTGACTCTACGGTAATTTTGCTAGTAGCCAGTTTACTTTCTTCAATATTTATCTTATCAAGTATATCTTGCGCTTTGGTAACTTTATCCCAATCTTGATCTTGATAAGCTGATTTAAGAACTGCGTTTGCTTGCGCACGTTGAGATTTAAGTCTACTTTCAGCTTCAGTTTCATAATTACTTTTAAGCTGTGTACTACTTTTCTTCAACTGCTCATTTTCTGCTTGTAAATTTTTTGCATATTCATAAGCAGAATTAGCAGCCCTTTCTTGCTCTCTCATTTTTTTGGTGAGATTTGCAATTCTTTTTTGGACATTCTTAGAATAATCTACTAATTCGTCTTCTTCTTTATCTTTTGCAGTTTCTTCCTCCGATATATTCTCTATCGGTGCAGATTCTGCTTCAGAACTTTCACTAACCTCTTCATCTAGCTCAACAACCTCGGTAGGTTCTTGTACTGATTCTTCGGTTGCTTCTACTTTTTCAGCATCTTGCATGATAACTCCTCATGGTTAAACACTAACGATATCGTCAGGGTCGTCTATAGTTGCGATAACTTCGTCATCGTTGATGATACGGCACTCTGCATCGTCGCCAAGCTTGAACCTAGCTCCTGCATATCTACCGATAAGTACCCATTGTTTTTCTTTGGCCCAAGGGGTGTCGCCAAATTTATCTTTATCCGCATAACAAAGTGGCCCACATTTAAGAACATAAGCAACAACTGTTGCCAAAGATTCTCTGTCTATGGTTTCTTTTGCTAACATAATACCGCCTTTAGTGACGGCTTTACCTTTATACGGAAGAATTAACATACGCCAACCTGTAGGTTGTGGCATGCGCTCTAATAAGGTTTTGTCTAGTAATGAAGGGTCTAGCACCCTTTCTTCTGGTTTGACGAAAGCATCGTCTACTGGCGATCCATTTCCGTCCCAACCAGGGTTTTTGCTTTTGTTTTCCTTCTCAATCTCATTTGCGATATGTTCAGGTACTACTACCTCTGCCATCGTATTCACCCATTCTTTTCAGCAATTCTCTAATTTCTTGTTCTACGTCGTCGAGAGAATTGTAACGACCACGTAGATAGTTGTACTCTTCAAAATCTTTTGTACCATTTAATATCAGACTTTCTAGGTCTGTTTTTTTTTCAGTTATAAGTTTCTGTATAAGTTCAGCTAATGCGATTGCATCCATTAGTAAACACCAGAAAACTTGCCACCGTATTCAGCAGCACCCATACCTCTAGCTTTGCCTTTACCCATACCTGGAGTTGGTTTGGTGTCAGCACTAAATGATTTCGCTTTTCTTGTAACTAACGTTCCTTTGTTAGAATAAGACTGCTTACCATCTAAGACTTTGGGTGTTTTCTGTTCTTTCACTTCAGTTCTTTTAATCATAGTTATAGCTCTTTTAATCCAATATCAATTAATTTTAGTTCCTTTTGTTGGTCAAGTCTATCTTTCGTAGTGTTATCTTTCATAATTGCTATATCACGCGATGTATCAATACGCTCTCTATCTATTTGATCTTGACGCGCTTGTTCCATCGATCTTTGTCTTTCTTTTGCTTCAAATTGTTGTTGATCTTGAGTCAATTGTTGACCTTTTAGCGCAAGTTCTTGTTTTCTAATAGTAACTAATGGGTCTTCATCCCCTGTAACTCCAATCTTTTGCGAGAAATCAAGCATCAATTCAGTCATTATTGGTGCGCTTATTTGAGCCAATAAATCGTTAGCTTGGGATTGTATTTGTCTAGCTTCAACAGGGCTGACTTGTTGCGCTTGTTGCATCAACTGTTGATATTGTTGCATAAG